TATACTTGCGGTATCTATGGAAGTTTTTGACGTTTCCTTGATACCAAGACTTCCAGAGGTCAACTTGGCTGTAAAACTCTTCCGGGATCGTCGTATAGCCAAGTTCTTTTAACTTTTGGATAACTGCATTGCTCATGCAATAACTCCCATTCTGCGGCTGACAGGCTCTAACGCATACCTCGTCGCGTCAATCAAGTGGTTGTTCGCGTCTGGGTATCCGCTGATAATGTCGCCGTCTTTGTTTCTTTCGTATTCGTATCCCACGAACTCATTGTAAGCGCGCGGTGTGCGCCGCCTGTCAATGACAATTGTTCTCCGCTGCAAGAACTTCATGCCGTATTCGACCGAGCCGGGTCCCTTGACCGCCTCATACGCAGGCAATCCCATTGCCCGTAGGTCAGCCACGCTCTTTGGCTCCGCGCTGTCACAGATTGTTCTAACGTTGTTATATCTGCGCTGCTTTATCATGGTCGCACTTTGCTCGTTGGATAGTTTATTTTGATAAATCTCGTCTAACAGATATATCGTCTCTCTTGCCCGATCATAATGCAGGCGGATAAACGCGAACGGATCCGGGAACCATCCGAAGTCAACGCCCTGATAGATGCGGTCGAAGCTTTCGATTTCTTTGTCGGTGATCTCCCTCAATTCCAGCTTATCGAACACATTGCCGCCAGTTCCTACCGGAATACCGAGATACTCATGCTGATATGCGCGCTCGTCCGTTTCTTTCAAGTGTTCCGCTTCTGCAAGAAACTGCTCGCCCAACCACTCAGGTGGGGCTTGCAGATATGTTGACTTGTGGCACAGCCGGTCAGCGCGTTCTTCTAAGCTGTCCTTGTTCGCCCAGTTGTCGCGCGAGATCGGCGGGTTATAGCTTTCAAAATTCCAGAAAACCGAGCCGCCGCGCATGGTGGACTGCAAAATGTTTCGGATTTCCGCGCGTCCAGCAAACTGGTCTTTCTCTTCAAAGTGCGTCACGGCGATATAGCCGAACGGAACCTTGATAGACTTGATCTTCATGGGGTCATCGGCACCACGGAACATGATCTTCTGTCCTGTCGGCTTATAGATCAGCTCCATCGGAGAAACCTTGGCTTCCCAATACGCCGCCATGCCCAACTCACCGATTGCCCAAATATACTGGGCATAGACGCTATCGCGGATGGTGTTTGCCACCTTGCGCAGCACAAGCGCGTGCGTGCCCGGATTGGCAACCAGTAAAAGCGGGACGATAATTGATACCGTGGACGATTTCAACGAACCGCGTCCACCGCTAAAATCGTAATGCGCGTGACCATGCCGGAAAATGTCATGTGCAATGTCATAAAACGCAGGCCCGATCTTTTCTGACAAACGAATGTCAGACATCAATAATCACCTTGACAACGGAATCGGCGCTTGTGTTGTCTTGCTTATCGAACACACCCGTATGCTTCGCCAGCATTTCAAGCGCTTTTAGCTTATTCGCATATTTCAAATCGCTTTCCGTGCAATCAGACGCAGGCTTGTCTGCGATTTCTTTGAGTTTTTCTATAACATAGTCCTGCGTTACTTCCGTTCGTTTCTGTCTTTCTGCCTTTGCCTTCTGGATAGCAGCCGAAACGTTACTATTCGTAACTAACTGCCTACCCTTTTCAGCATTCTTGTAACCGGCTCTCGCGGCGGCCTGAGTGGCATTTAAGTCCACAAGGTACTCTTGAACAAATCTCTCTTGCTTTGCTGTTAATGGCACTCGTCACCACCTCTCTTGTCGCATTTTTTTGCTACCAGCCCCCACCCCTTGGCCTTACATAGCAAACTTTACCCGCCCCGAGGGGCACCAACGCCACCCACATTGGGCGTTATTCTTTTCACAGGTCCCGGCATTGCGCTCTGTTTGAATTGCTTACACAGCGGCCTAATCATACGATTGCCACCACCACACCACATCCATTGAACGCCTCGGCACTCGCGCAGAGTGCAGCAATGCCGGTATCCCACGGAACTTTTCAGCCCTGCGCCGGTACGTCGGTCGCATCCGTTTCTTTTACACAAGCCGGTGCCAGCCCAATAAATATTCTTCGGCATGCCGCTTTCGTACAGCGCACATGCAAGCCCCTTGTAGCGGTCTTACCCTTCCGTGCCGCAATGCGGTAGCATACATCTGGTACGGCGTTGCAGTCCTGCCCTGCTTTAGCGCTTCGGGGAAAGTCCCCGTCACTCGCTGCGGTCTCCCCTTACGGGGAACCTATGCCGCATATGTCCGCAACGAGCCGGTCGGCGCTCCGGCATCTCCAACAGCATGAGCATTTGCGGCCTCACGTCCGGGCGGCAGCTGCCTGTTCTGCCCTTCGTTGCTGTGCTGCCGTCTAAAACTGCTATCACCATGCGCAATCATGGTGACATGCTGGAACTCCGGTAGCATAGTAGTTTGTGGGCATGTCCCCGCTGGGCCACATCGTTGAGAGGTGCGCGGGGTCCTGTGCCGCATGAGAGGTACGCCCTCTCGGCCCTGATCGTGGGCTGCATCGTGCGTGCGGCATATCGCGGGGGCAGTGTGAAAAGATGAAAAGCACCGCGCCCCGCTATGGCGCAGGAGATAAGCGCCATAAATGAGAGAACCGCAAAGGCTTTTACACCTCTGTGGCTTTATTCTCCCATAATTGCAATGCCCTGACTCACTTATAAGTGAGTTTTGCAAAATATTTTATAAACTTTTTGGGTAGTCCGAACGACCAAGCAGATAATCAATCGACACGCCAAAATAATCAGCAATGCTTATCAGCGCGTCCATTGATGGTTTTTGCGTCCCCATCTCGTAGCGTTTGATGGTATTCCGATTCAGCCCGCACAGTTCGGACAGCACGCAGCGCTTTAGCTGCTGGCGTTCCCGTAATTTGCGCAGGCGGTCAGGAAATGTGCTCATTCCTTATCTCCTGTCTTCGTGACGGCACACGCCTTCGGTGTCCGGAACTGGGCAATAGTCGGCACACAACGGGCAATCATCGTTAACGCAAATTCCATCCATGCTCATAACTTGTCTCCTTTCATTCGCAGTTGTTCTTCCCGCCCCCGGTCGCTCTCGACCTTCACGACCTTACAGTCGCCGTATCGCTCGATGTCCATGGCGACGCGCTCTTTGACACCCTGCGCGTCGGCGGCGGGGACGTTGGCTTTAATCGTGATCGTCAGCATGTAGTTTCTCCTTTTTCAAACCGGATTTTCATTTGCGCTGGGTAAAGGTCTACTTCCGGACGGCGTTTCCCCGTCCATCGTAGCCCCCCAGCCTGACCAACGCATTTCCAACCGGCTGCCTTGAGACTCACGCCGCTTTCGCTTTCCAGAATATACGTTACGAGCCGCTTATAGCCCATCGCACGAGCAGCCCGCCACGCAGCGGCGTACAGCATAGAGCAGGCGTTCCGCGTCCCATCCGTGCAAAGGCGGTTAACCTCCAGCGTCCACCCGTCATCAAGGTGACGCGCGACAGGCCGGCCGACAATGGCCACGCCCACGATTTTCTCTCCGTCAGAGCAGCCAATCGAAAACTTGTGTCCTACGACCGGCTTATGATGACGGTGATACTGCTCAACATAGGCGTTTGCCTCTTTTAGCGTCATCGGACATATCTCAAGCATGTGCTATCCCTCCTTCGGCTCGCCATAGCTGCAAAAATCGTCAGGCTTGCGTTCCTGCCACGCCGCAGAATGTACGTTGCCGTCCGAGTAGATTTTCAAGCATACGCCCATGTCGTAGTGCTTGCAGTCCTTACACCGCGTCACGACCACAGCATCAACGGTGGGAGCGTTATCAATTACTCTGTAAGCGGCATCCGCTGCGTCTCCAATGAGTGTCCAGTCGAGTGATAATTTTGCCTGGTCAGCGTCAATCAGCCTCATCGCTGTCACCTCCGTCCATCTTCGACGCATCAGCTTCAGTGCGATTTCGTCCGCCTTATCTTTCGGCAGAACTTCCTCCGGCGCACACCCTCTGTCCTCGTAGGCGGCGAGGCGATCCTTGAGGCGATTGCGGCAGTACAGCGCGGTGCAGTCAGCCATCGGCTTGCCATGCTTACCCGTCCAATCCGCTTCGCACTTCTGGCAGTCCATCATTGCCTGTCCATCATTGCCTGTCCATCGTTGTCGCGCTTCGTCAGTCGTTCCATCACTCCACCTCCTGCATCCAGAACTCGCGGCGGCAATTGGGGCATCCAGCAAAACGATTCACATCGCAGATATAATTCTTGTCAACACTTCTTGGGCACGTCCCGACAATGCCATCATTGTCCATCTGGCAGTTAGGCCACTGCTCCAGAAACACGCTCTGCCGCGTCTTGATGGGGTGCTCATTCGACCACTGCTCAATTGCAGCGGAAATTCTCTTGCAATCTTCATCGGAGATGGTGCTATCGATAACGCATTTGCTTTCGTCAAGCGGGCAGCCCTCGCAATGACTGTAGTAGTTGCACATTCTCTTGCGTTCTTTCAAAAATTCTAAAGCGTCCATGCTCATTTTCATATTCCTCCAAAATATTTCTTGTAGTCTCGATCACTCCACGCCGTCCACACGCTGACGTAGCTGCCCTTTCGAGACGGGTCTTTCCTTGTCGCCGCGATACCGTGAGAGACGCGAGACAACGACACACTGCACAGCCGCGCAAGCTCGCTTGGTGAGTCCGCCACGCACACGGGGATCCCCGCGTGGCTGCGGTCGATCTTCATGTAAAGCTGTCGGTATCTCATCGCTGCGTCTCCTTCCTGATTCGGAAAAAGAACGCGCGGTTATACCACTTTTTGGCGTCCCTGTCGTAGCAGAAGTACAGTCGCCCAAACAGGTGTCTATCTTGCATACCGAGCTTCCGCAGCGCGTACACGGTCTCCGGCTCCACCGGATTGACAATGTGGCACAGCAGCCGCCACACGATGAACGGCAGCATCAACACGACGATTATCAGCGCGCACCAAGGCTGGATGAACGCCATCGCCGTGAAGTCCAAATCGTACTCGTCCGCGAGGAAGATCAGCAGCGACGCGGCGCAGTAGCACGTGAAAAATCCAATGAGAAACATTTTCATCCTTCACTGCCCTCCTCGTAATCAGCAAGACGGTGTGCCGCACTGACATAATCATGGTTCTTTACCCAAACAGCACAAATTTCTTTAGGATTGTTGTAATCTCCCAGTCGCTCAGTCAGTCGCTTCATCACTCCACCTCCTGCATTCTGCTAATCACTTTTCGGATCACATCGCCGCCGTAAGCATCTTTCGTCAGCTCCAAAAACTCCGTAATCGTCATCATGCCGTGTACAAGGTCAACACCGTGGTTTCGGGCGAACTGCTTTCGTCCCATGTCACACGACCCGGTCAAGCGGTGGTGCCATTCGTAAAAATACTGTGTCGGATACGTTTTTTCGCGGTCTGTCTCGCGCAGGAACTCATCAATGCGCTTCTCTTCTGGCATATCCTCGAAAAGCTTGTCTCGCAACGCCTCCATTGCTTCGCGCAGCGTTTCACCGTGTGAAAAAACATTGTCCTGCTTGACGATGTAACACGGCGTGAGCGTCAAATTGCCGTTCAGGATTGCCCCGTGCGCGGTGTTTCCGCGCACAGAACGAATCAGTGTGTTTACGCCGTCAATTTGATAGACTGCTTCCCGGTTGACGCTCTTAATTCCGAAGCCGTCGCCGTAGCCGGAGCCGTCGCCGAAGCCGAAGCCGTCGCCGTAGCCGGAGCCGGAGCCGTAGCCGAAGCCGTCGCCGTAGCCGGAGCCGTAGCCGGAGCCGTCGCCGGAGCCGAAGCCGAAGTTCACTGACAGGAATGCCTTGACCTTATCATCAGTCGTCATCTCTTCCACTCCTTTACGCCGCGAAGCGATACCGATGCGTCATCTGTGCAAGGGATAATCTGGATTGCCCCAAGTACAGTCATTTCCGGAATCGTCACGGTAAAACGGCAGTTGCCCGGTGCTTTTGTGCCGTCCTGCGCCAGCTGCTCCACGGCACACGCGCCGTCCCAGCTCCACAGCTTACGAACCTCGGTCATGGTGACCTCGGAGCCGTTGCGTTCCTTGATCTTGCCGAAAAACACGCCTGCGCGGTCAAAGCGAACGATGTAGTCCTGATTGTTGTTCATGGTGAAAATTCCTCCTGATTTTTATTAAAATTTAAAGCTCTCTGAGCTTGATTCCGTTTACCTCTGCCTCCGCCGTAAAGTAGCGGTGCGCCTCGTTGATGTAGACGATACGACCGTGTACGGTTCTCAATTTTTCAAATCCGCAGATGCCGCTCGCGCCCTCAAAGGCTGCGGGTGTCCAGCTGTATGTGTCTCCGATGTTCATGCGTCATCCCCGAATCTAAGTTTTGTAACGGCAATGGGAAATTCTTCGATCTCGCTTGCCCAGCGTGCCGTGCCCTTGCCGTTGCGCCGCTCAAACACCAAAGGGAACCCGCCTATACCGTCAAACAGGCTGCCCATCGTAACAGGGCGCAGATATTGCGCGCTGATACGCTTTGCGAGGAAGTCCCAGAACGGCAGGGCGATAGAATTGCCAAGCGCCTTATAGCGTGGGCTGTCGCTCGGCTTGCGCAGCTTTCCCTTGCGGTCGCGCCACTCGCCAATGTCTGTCCATCCGTCCGGGAAACCTTGCAGCCGTTCGCACTCCATCGGGGTAAGGCGTCGCGCCACCATGTTCTGCACCGGGTATGTCTCCGCGTCCTCCCGGTACGCACAGGAAGCCTTTGCCCGTAGCGCGTGTGCCACATCCGGTGTGGCCCCGCATACCAGCATATCGTTGTATGCGTCCTGTCCGTTGTAGCTCCCAGCGTGAGCGCCGGGTGAAAGCGTCCCGGTCGTTTGCTGATACGTCAGCGGCACTTGGTTGCCGCCTGTGCCCATCCTTGCTTGCAAACTGGGAACGACCTCGCCGCACTCGCGTATGACGTCACAAGCGTGTGTCATATCCAGTGCAACCACTGCAATGCCGCCTTGGTTCTTGCTTGGGTCGGGGTATGTTGTGTCTAAAGTTTTTGCAATTTCGACTTCTCGGCAACCGCTATGCGGATTTTTGCTTTTCATACTATTGCTGGAAAGGCTGTCAAAACTGTACGCGCAGACTGCCGGGCGGTCGATGGTGTTCAGGGTGTAGCTGGTGTCCTCGCGCCGTCCCTTGCCGTTGCATCCAGCGGTGTCTGCGCGGTCGATCCCGTTTCCCTGCAAGCAGAAAATCGTCTGATCGTTGCTGGTGCCGAACGTCCCGCTCTTGTCCTCCTGAACTAAAGCGCCTTTTCCTCCTCCGTCGCAGCCCCCCCTGATTCGGACTGCATAAGAAGAACCGCTTTCAGCGTTTCCGGCAAGTCTTTCCCGCGCCGCTCCGCTCTCCGCAAGATACCCTGACACGCTTTTGCGCTCAAAGAGTATTTCGCCTGCGGTGTCTCCTCCAAAATCTGCGACAACCGAGATACGACGGCGACGTTGGGGGACTCCCCAGTGTTGCGCGTCATGCACTCGCCAAGCCACGCTCCATCGTCCTCCCACTTCATCGTGGTAGCCCCCCCAGGTGTTCCAGCCTTTTTCAGGCACTTCAATATCGGGGGCTTCCGGCTCTGCGATGCGGATGATCTCTTCGAGGACTGCCGCGAAGTCTTGTCCTTTGTTGCTGCTGAATGCTCCGGGCACGTTTTCCCAGACCATAAACCGAGGTCGGACCATGTCACCTGTTCGTCCGTTCGCTTTGTCATGTGCTCTCATCTCCTTCACGATGCGGATCTGTTCCATGAACAATCCGCTTCTTGCGCCGGCTAACCCGGCGCGTTTTCCTGCAATGCTCAAATCCTGACACGGTGAGCCTCCCGTGATAACGTCCACGGTCTCGATCTCCGCGCCGTTGATTTTCGTAATATCGCCGAGGTGCTTCATCTTCTCCCCTCGCATTCCCCGAACATTTCCCGGAACGTCAGGCCCGTCAAGTCTTCCAGCGCCAGCAGCTTTTGGATGGTCGGCTCGATATCGCCCTTGACATATTGACTGATGACCGACGCGCTGATGCCCGTTGCGGCGGCGAGCGTCGTCTGGTTGTAATTCGTCGATTCCAAAAACGCTTTCAGCCCCGGATATGGGCAGCGCTCCCACGGCGTTTTGCTCATAACAAATCGGCTCATATCACTCGCCCCCTAACAGCGTTTCAATCGGGACGTTCAGTGCTTCGGCGATGTAAAGATACGTCGATACCGCGCCGTATCGTCCGCCTCGCTCAATGCAGGAGATCGTGCTGTCCGCTATTCCAGCCCTTTCTGCGAGGGCCTCCTGATTCAGCCCGCGCATCTGCCGCCACGCCTTGACGCGCTCGCCGATGCGCTGCTCGGTCGGGATAGGCCCCTTCGGCGCTTTATCCTCGCTCAGGAAGTCCGTCACACGGATGCCCACGGCCTCACAGATGCGCTCGCACAACGGGATGGTCGGCATAATGCGCCCATACTCATAATTCGCAAGCTGCCCCTGCACAAGGCCACACATGGCGGCAAACTGTGATTGGCTCATGCCCCTTGCTTTTCTAAGGTTGCGGATCCGCTCCGCAGTGTCTTTTGCATTCATCTTTTCGCTCCCTTTATTTTCTCAGCTTTTGGCCACGCCGCGTTTTGAACTGGCGCGCTCCCAAATAATCGTCTTTTGCCTGCGTCTGCCGCTTCTCTTCGGCCTTCGCCGCCCGGACCTTCGCAATATCCTCCGCATAATGCGGGCAATGGTCCTAGCAGCCGGGATAGCGCACGGGTGGCAGGCAGCTGTGGCAGTGCTCAAAGCTCATCTCACACCTCGCGGATCGTGATGCCGTACTTGTCCTGCATCAGTTTCTTTTTCAGCAGATAGTCCTTCGTTTTCGCGCCCTTTGCGTCCTCGACCTCGCGCAGCCAGTGCACCGTGCCGTTGCAGTCCGGCTCAGTCGTCCGCTCGTAGGTAAAGTCCGCGCGGTAGACCATCGGCTTGATCCTCTCGCCCTCGATGGTCGTGTAGCCCTCCACGAGGGTAAAATTCGCTTGCAGCCGCAAATCGCGAATCTTGCCCATCGATCGCAGCACTTTCAGCTCGCCGAACCGCGCCGCCTCACGCTCGGAATCAAACTTGATGCCATCGCACACGACCTTGCGGTTTCCGTACTTACTGCGCTTCTTGACTTCCTGCACGGCCATCTTTGCCATGACTTGGGCTTGAGCGTCCTTGCCCAGCTGAGAAATATCAATGCCCATTGCTGCCCTCCAACACCGACTTGACATACCGCAGGCGCTTATTCGCCTTTTCGCGTCGCAGGTTGTCGCCCTTGAACACAAGCGGCGTGCACATCTCGATCACGCGATCATAGATGCGCTGATAGTCCATGTTTTTCGGCTTGCACAGCTCGTCCAGCGTCAGGTTAGTCGTAACGATCAGCGGCTTTTTGGCCTTGTATCGCTCGTCAATGACCGTGTAAACCGTTTCCATCGCATACTCTCTGCTGCGCTCTGCGCCGAGATCGTCAATTACCAGCAACGGGTAATATCGCACCTGCGCGATGATCTCCTGCTTGTCGTATCCAGCGTTGAGGATGCGCGGAAAGCTCGTAATCATCGCCGGAATTCCGCGATCAATCAGCTCGTTGGCGATGCACGCCGCCGCGAAAGTCTTCCCGTTGCCGGTGTTGCCCCATAGCAGAAGCCCATTGTTCTCGCGCCGCATATCGTCCCATGCATCCGCATAGCGCTTGCATTTGACGATCTCGTCGCTCATCGTCGCCGTGTCGAACCGGCACGCCGTCAGGCTCTTGTCGCGAATTCCGTCAGCACGCAGCGTTTCGATGCGCAGTCGCTTTTCGCGGTCAGCGCGAGCTTTTTTCTCGGCCTCGTACTCTCGCGCCGCACAAGCGCACTGGCAGCCGACAAGGCGGACGTTCCCGCCGATGGGGATGCGGCACTGCTTCGGTGTGTTGCAATGGCCGCAGTACAGCAACCCGTCTTTCTCGTAGTCGACCAGATCACGCACAGGCTCGGCCTTTTTCGCGATGCTGTCGATCAATGCGTCAACGTTCATAGGCTTCCCTCCGTGTTGCCGTAGTCGTAGTGATACCCTCTGCCGCTCTCGGGTAGCTCATCGTCCCACCGGCCTTGATTCAGCCATGTAGCGGGGTGTGGAATAAACTGCCCGTTGTTCTGCGTCCATTGGTCGCTGCACTTCTGCCGCTCCACCGCGGTCACAAGTGTTTCGAGTGGGACTTTGACCCGCTCGAAAGCTCTCTTAGCAGACTGTTTCCCGATTTTTCGCGGGTAAACTGACCAAAAACGCTCGAATGCGTCCCTCGTAGAGGGGGATTTAGAGGGTATATCGTTTTCTGTCTTATGTTCTTCGTCTTCTGTCTTATGTCTTATGTTATTAGTAGGCTTACATTTGCTTGCATTTGCTTGCGTTTGCTTACATTTGCTTGCATTTGTTTTTGACACTCTGCCGCCAGCCGCTCCGTTTTGAGCCAGCGCACCGGATTTTTGAGCGTCACGGTCAACGACCGCCTTGAATACCGGAAATAAAAGGGCCTCTCTCCCGAGGGTATCAGGGATTTCACCCGACCTGGCATATTCTAAAATCGCAACAAACAGACGGCCTTTTTCGTCATCTTCCAGTGCTGCTGTTTGCTCGATCCAGTCGTAATATGCCTTTACATAGCACCTTGTAGATGCAGCTCCCATACTGTCACCGCCTTAAAACGGCAACTCGGATTCGTCCTCGATGACTTCCGTAAAGCCGCCTGCGGCGCTCTCTGGGGCGATCTGAGGCTCGGTGCTATCGGTGCGCTTACTGTCACCGAAATAGATGTTGTCGGCGATGATTTCCGCGTTGCGTCGCTTATTTCCTTCCTTGTCTATCCAGTCGCGGACGGTGAGCTTCCCCTCGACCACGACCATGCGTCCCTTGCTCAAATACTGGCAAGCAAACTCTGCCTGCTGCCGCCACGCCACCACATCGAGGAAATAGGTTTTCTTTTCGCCGGTTGCCTTGCTCTTGAAATCGTCATCGCCGGCGATGGTGAAACTCGTGACCGCCGTTCCATCCTGCGTGCGTCGCAATTCCAGATCGCGCGTAATGCGCCCCATAATGCAAATTCTATTCAGCATGATTCTTCCTCCAAATAGTTTTTCTTAAATACCGACATAAACGTGTCATGGCCATAAAGTTCTTCGAAACGCTTCTGGCACTCACGTTTCAGCCGCATATCCAGTTCGTGACCGTCTTTCCCGTGCACGCCGTAGTCGGCCATATTGTGCCAGTCAGCACGCAGCCACACCCAGCAGCCCCAAATATCGGATAGTTGCCGACGGCCACCACCGTAAATGTGATGCCGCGCGAGGTTCGTCGAAAATCCTGAGATATAGCATTCTCTCTTGTCCTGCATGATGCTTTTAGTCATCTGCCCCATTCCTCCTTTAGTGCGTCAAGCTGTTGTGGGGTCAATGTCTCAATGCCAAGCTCCTTGCAATCCTGCACGATGTTGTCGATCAGGCGTGACATTTGCTTTGCGTCAAAGGTGGACGAGCCGTAATACAGAACCACGTTTTTGCAGCCGTCAATTTTGCTGTCCATCACTTCCGTCTGCCATCCGATACCATTCTTGTTCCAGCCGTCGCATAGCTTCTGTACGGCCTTCTCGCGCACACATACGGTTTCTGTGTTCCCGCCAACGTCCCTGACCTCTCGGCGGTAAATCTCGCTCTTGGGCGTTCCTGTGGCTTCCGCGAGCTTATCCAGTAAAACCCATGAGTAAGCATTGGCATCGAGGCTCCGTTTCTCGCGGTGCTTTTTGACGGTCACATCAACGTCAACCTCATGCAGCTCGTCATACAGTGCGCCGACATTCTCCCGCGTGGCGATGGTGAGTAAATACCCACCATCTCGCGCAAGGGATAGATCATGCAGTCGGGCTTTCATTGGCTTTTCTCCTTGCCGTCATGCACGCCCAGCAGAGCGGCGCTTTATAGGTATTTATCGCGTTCTCCGTAATCTCGGCAACGGAATATTTCTTGCCTCCGTGCGTCACAGGGTAGATGGGCTTGCCGCAGTCCTTGCAAACCGGTTTTCCAGCCGCCTCGTTTGGTTGCTGTCCCTCCGGCCTTGGTGTGTACTTGGTCGCGTCCTTCGCCCAATACACATCGGCACCAAAACCGAGCGCCTTGCAAGCAACTGAGATTGCGTCGGTCAGCGCCATCTTGAAGCACTCGTCAGAGGTGTAAAGGCCGTTTCGTTCGCTGGCGACAAACGCGCTTCCGCCTGTGCCGGGGATCGCATCTGACCACGCACCATCGACTTTAATGAAAAGGTCAATGTCCACAAATGCGGAAACCTCGTTGTTCGCGCCATTTTCAAGGCGCTTATCGGTGATGGTATATTTCCAGCCAATACCGCAAGGGCCGAACTGCTCCGTCAGCGCCTTAATGCGCCACATTGGGTTGATATCAGTCTTGCCTTTCAGTCGTCCCGCTTGAATCTCACGCTGTGCGGACGTTGGGACTTGCCGAACATGCTCATAAATTTCAAGGTTCTCCATCACTTCACCCCCATGCTCATACCCTGTACAAGCGTCGCACCGTCGATTTCAGCGCCATTTTTCAACAGCGGGGCAAGGTCAGTCTTGCTAACCGTGGGGGCGTTGTAAGTAACCTCGCCGTCGTGACCGTTGGCGAGCATCCACGCCACCACCGCGCCCATGTCGGAAACCTCCACACTGGTGGTTTTGCGATAACTAATGGAGCATCGGGGAGTGGAAAACTTCTCGCCGTTCAGAACAGAATCGAGATATTTTTTCTTGCTCTCTGCCGCGCGTTCTAAAGCCTGTCTGCGCGCCGCAAGAGTCTTCTCTTCTTCGCGGATCGCCTTTGCTTCGGCAACATCGTTTTTAATCCAAAGCGCGATGTTCTCAATCTTCTGCTCTCTTGCCATGTTCAGCGCTAAGAGCTTTTCAACGTCAAGGATTTCGCCGGTCTCGGCGTCTACACATTCCGCAAGCGCGGAATCGATCTGATAAAGATCCATCTTTTACCTCCGTAATATTGTCTGTGCCACAGTAAGGGCACACGGTTTGAGTGGTAATCGTCCAGTTCTCATCGTCAAGATTTTCGCGGTACGCATAAAGCGCAGGCTCCCGGAAATCCGCACCGCAAGCAAAGCAGTGCATCATTCCTCCACCTCCAAATACACCATCGCGCTCTGCACGCCGAAGATGCGCGCCGCCTGATGATCGCTAAAAAACACGTCGATGTGGTTGCCGTTCACGCCGCCGCCGCAGTCCTCGGCGATGTAGCTGTGCTGCGTGCCGTCCGGCCAGATCAGCAGCACGCGCGAACCGTAAGGAATCACCTTCTGGTCGACCGCGATCGTGCGCCCCTCCGTTGCCAGCGTGCCGGTGGCGGTGTAGCCGCTTGCCCACTTGCCGCAGCAGCAGCGTCCGGGGCAATAGGCCGTCAGCGTAAACTCGCCGAGAAACACGTCGTTGCACACGGCGCTTTCCGTCGCGGGAATGTCCCACGCAGGGTCATGCTCCTCGATGACTACCGAGGATTCCTCGGGACTTGCATCGACCGCTTGCGCGCTGGTGGCAAGGATTGAGATCACGATCAAAAGAATCGTCGCGCCCAAACACGCCGCCGCAAACAGCGCCGATTCATCCGCCTTGCGTTGCTCTCTTGTTCGCTTGTCGTGCCGTCTCATCGTCTGCACCCCCTGTCGATAAACGGCAGCAGCTCATACAGCACCTCGCCGCCCGCGCAAGCGCCGATGACGGCGAGCCCAGTCGTGAAGTCGCAGCCGTTGAACACGATCACCGTAGCGGCGATGCTGCCGAAAATCAGTGTGTCAGTCATTTCGCGCCTCCGATCAGCATGAGCTTTTCCGCGTCCGTAAATTGCAAAACTCGGTCAAGTTCCCAAATTTCCTCTAACGTCCAGCGGGAACGCCCCGCCATCCTGTTGCAGATTTGCGTTTCCGATAAGCCAATTTCCTCGCCCAGCTCTTTGCCGGTGCGAATCAACGCCCGTCCCATCGCGCCGCGCACGGCTCGCTCAAGGTCATTTCGCCGTCGCGTTAACTGTTGTGGCTTTAGCATCTTGCCTTTTCCTTTCTCGCGTGCTACAATAAGCACGGACACAATATCTTGTGGTGAGATTTGTCCTGCCCGCCCCGCTCGATGCTGCAACATTGGGCGGGGCATTTTTTACTGCCTTCATATGTCCGCCCCGCTTATCGCCAAAAACGCAGCACAAACCAAAATGGTCAAAACCAAAAAAACAGCGCTAAACAAAACGCTTTCCGTTGATCCTGCAATCCACGCTGAAACAAGCATTAAGATAGTGGCGGATACAATAGCGACCAGAGCCCATGAACAAAGAAGCAAAAACAATTTAATAAATCGTTTCATGCGCCCTCCTTATCCGCTCTTGCAGTCTGCGCAGCTTCCGATGCCGCTCTGATTTCCGTTTCGGTCACGCCGTACAATCTGGTCAGCGGTCTAATGTACTTGCTTGCGATGCCATTCACGCCGCGTTCCCAGTTCGACACAGCGGAAATCCTTACACGGAGTTTCTTTGCTACGTCTTCCTGACGCAAACCGGCGTTCTCTCGGATTGCCTTTAATTCCAAGCGTTCTCCCCTCCTTATAAAGTTCAGAACTTTATATTGACAAACGCAACCAACACCGCTATTATGTAAGTGTCAGCCAACAAAATATCGGTTATAAGTCCGCAAAAACGGGAAATCCGTTGGGGGCTTGGTTTTTTGTTGCCTTGATTAAGTTCTGTAAGGCTATTATAGCCTACATAACGGTGGATGTCAACGCCTTTGACAACAAAATGTAGGATTTAGCGGAATGGACAAACATATGTCGCTGGATTTGGCAGTTATTATTAAAGTATGGCTTACAATATTTTTGACGACGAATCTAAAACGCTCGAAGAAAAAAACGACGCTTATTCTCGAATAAGAGAACAAGAGGTCGTTAGATTGAGAAGCTTTTATGATTTTTCAACCGTTGATGGGATAAGAAATATTCCTGTCCCATGTACAGAGGTAAACGGAGATTCCCCTACAGGCCGTGTAGAATATTACTTGCGCGGTCAGTGCTTCGCAAAATACTACAAAGAGAAAAATATTGCACTTGCCGTAGAATGTGTAAGAAAAGCACATAGCTTAATGTTTATATCAGATATGATTTGGAAGTACGATGCTTACATATCTGACATAACGCATTTGCACAATTTAGGTGCACATAAGCAAGCATGGGAAGAAGAAGCGAGAGTTGATTCCTATTTTCAAAAAGTTGGAATATACCCGCATCTCTCTATAAGAGATTTTCCAAACGTATTTGCATATTTTAAATGGAAGCGCTTAATTAAAGAAATGGAAGAAGAACGAATTAGAAAGCGTTCTATCCGACATGAATATTATCGATTGCAAGAATATCTTCCTGCGTTGTGCCCAAAATCATTATCTGGATACTCCAGAATGAAAAACTCTAATTCTAAAGCCTATCAAAAAATATTAGCCCAAGCGGCATTATACGGAGTAGATATAATCTAAAGGAATTTAATATGCCGAAAACATTAAATAGCGTTACTCTTGGTAATAATTGCATTAAATTTATCGAGGCTTATTGCAAAAGAAAAGATATTAGCGAAGCTGCGTTTTCTCGAAAATTTGGGAAAAACAATAGATGGGTGTCTGATCTGCGCAGAGGGAAAAGCACAAATTTGCCGTCAAAAGAACTTGCTGTGCAAATGTGCTTAACCCTCAATGTTTCCCCCGATGACATCCTCTTGCATGATGGGAAGACCCCGGAAGAAACCAAAAAGTGCTTAGAGGATATCGAGACGGTGCGGAAACTGGTCGAGGCCGAGAGCGCAAAAAAAGCCCCCGATCCGAAGACCGAGGGTGAGGATGCGCAGCTTGCGCAACTTATTGCCGGGTTTAGCCGGTTGTCTCCGCAGCAGAAGAGCGCGGTGCTTGCTGTGATAGAAGGTTATCAACCATCGCAAGAATAGCATTTTTCTGCTCTGGCGTCAGGTTGACAAAAAGTTCTGCTGCTTTTCTCGTTTGCTCGTCCATAATTATGTCCCTCCAAATATTTTTGCAACGGGGCTATATGTCGATTGTTGCACATAGCGGTGCAAGCATCAATATCTCGAAGTAAAGGCACTGCCGCCCTCTGCAACAAACGGCAGTGCCTTTTTGCAGCCAGCGGGAAGCGGTCGCCGCTGCTTGTTTTGACCATACTCCGCTTTACCTTGGCAATTCAACACCAAAACATTGCAATAAGACAGCGCTCGACGTGGTTCGACAAGACCTCATCTTGCGACTTCGCGGCGCGAAAATCGGAGAAATTAAGGTGGCATAAATGAACATTCAAGAAGTGTGTAAATTCCGTAAAGAAGAGCTGAAGCTGACCTATCAGGACATTTCCGACGCTTCCGGCGTGCCGCTGTCCACCGTGCAAAATTTCTTTTCTAAGTTTTCCAAAGCCCCGTCTATCTACACCGTCGCGCCCATTTGCAAGGCGCTGGGGATATCGCTTGATGAAGTGTTTGGAATTTCCGAACGGTTGACGCCCGCCGAGGAAACCTTGCAGGCGCGTAACGACGAGCTGGAACGACACGTTGACGCAAAGGCCGATACCATTGAGATCATGCGGCGCGGCGTGCATATCCGAAACGGCGTGATTGCTATAATGTTTGTCATCATCGTCCTGCTGGCCGCGTGGTGCTTGTACATTGATTGGAGGGGGATTTGATGAAAATACCAAAAGCAAAACTACTACCGTCAGGCAACTGGAATGTCAGCGTCATGGTAGACGGAAAGCGTGTGTCCGTCACAGCTCCTACCAAGCGGCAAGCGGAGAATGAAGCCGCCGCATTGAAGTCCGGCGCAAAGTCTGCCGCTCGTGCGTCTGAGCGCACGGTTGGTGATGCTATCGACCGATACATTGACAGCAAGGACGCGATACTTTCCCCCTCCACCGTTAACGGATACAGAAAACTCCGCAAGGTGGTTTTCTCGGAGCTGATGAGCGTTAAGTGCTCCGCGTTGACGCAGGATCGCGTGCAGCGTGCCGTGAATAAAATGGCACGGGAAAAGTCCCCTAAGTACGTCCGCAACGCTTACGGCCTGTTTACTGCGGCGATGGCGGAGGAATGCTCGGATAAAGTGTTCCGCGTATCCCTCCCGCAGAAAGAAGCACCTAAAATCAAAATCCCTACCATGGACGAGATTAGAATTCTGCACGAAGACTGCAAGGGCACAGACTTTGAATTGCCTTTCCTGCTGGCCGTCTGGCTCGGCCTCCGTACATCGGAGATCAGAGGGCTAACGTGGGATTGCCTTGACGGCGATATTCTGACGATCAAGCAAGCAATGGTAGACGGCGAGGACGGCCCGCAGCTCAAGCAGCCTAAGACTTACAGTGGAAACAGAAAGCTAAAAGTGCCGCCGTATATTATGGGGCTGATTAACGCAACACCGCACACAGACGAGTATATTGTCCATGCAACCAGAAATGTCCTGTATAAGCATCTGCAACGCGCGTGTGCCCGCTGTGGAGTTCCGCCGTTTCGATTCCACGACCTCCGTCATGTAAATGCGTCGGTCATGCTCCGGCTCAATGTCCCCGATAAATACGCAATGGAGCGTATGGGGCACTCCACAAACAACATGCTTAAAAACGTATATCAGCACACCATGGATGATAAAGCCGTAGCAGTGGCAGATGCCGTTGACGGCTTTTTTGAATCCGAATTTCATCTGTAATTTCATCTGCAATTCATCTGCAAAACCGCTGTTTTGGTGGAAGATAACTTGCAAATATCGCAAGTAATGCGTAAACAGGTAAGCCGGAAAGCCCTTGCAAATACAGGAAAAACCCCGCAGCCGTTGAGGCTGCGAGGTTTTTTCATTGGTGGAGGCGGCGGGAGTCGAACCCCCAACCCAATCCGCAAAAGCATTGATATTACAAGTTTTTTTGTAACTCATCTGCAATTCCATCTGCAATTTACTTTTCTAGTTTCCGCATGACGCTATTATAGACGCGCTCGTTTACGATTTTCAAGTTGTCCATCAGCTCGTCCATAATCTCCCATGCCTTGTCTGGCGGAACATCTGCCACTGCGCGTAGAAAATCGCTGTCGCCGTATGTTTCGACGCTAACCGGCGCGGGTGCTGCGGAGTATTCCATTGGCAAAGCCTTCTCTCTGCTGCCGCTTTGCTTGTCACGGATGGCATACAACACGGCAAGGCGCTCATAGTTTGTCCAGCTTGATTCTTCCGTTTCAAGGCGGGCTATCCAGCGCTTGACCTCATTCTCGTCGACCATAGGGGCGCACCCCCTTTAGCCCTCAATCGTGTCCATGCAGCGCTGGATGGCTCTGCGGATGCTTTCATCGTCGGCGTTGTCCAGCATTTCCTGCAACTGGCGTTTCATGTTGTCGATTCCGCCGTCACGGGAATAGTGGCCGCGGACGTAGTGCGTGCCGCGTCTCGCATTGGACATATCCCGGTCATAAGCGCCGCGCATACCCGACTGCCAGTCTCCGTCGCGGGAATAGCGGCGAGAATAGTCTTCATCACGGGAATAGCCGCCGTCTTCCATCATCTCGATCTTATCGATGTTTTTGATGGTGTCCGTCAGCTTGTGCGCAATTTCGAGATCGCCCGCGCCAAGCTCGCCCTTACGTGCCAGCTCGTCGAGTTCGTCGCACAGCATATTGCGCAGATCGTACATTGCTTTCTTGCTCATGTCCATTCTCCTTTCACGCGATTCTCTCAACCGTCAGGTTCGAGTTGGCGAAGTTGACGGCCTGAGTGCTGGTGTTTTCCATTGCGACCGTCAGGCAGCAGCCTTTCGGGACGCAGACCTGTGCGGAAACATAAATGTTAAAGTAGTTCCCTACCGCCGCAGGCGTGACGGTCGCCGTTGCACTGGTCAGCGGCTCTCCGTTAATGGCAAGCGCCGCCGTGATGGCCTCAACCGTGCCTCCGGTGGGAATGGCGATGTTGCCGCCAAAGGAGACCCTAAACAGGGCGCGATTTTGATTGGTGAGGCCGCGAAGCGTGACAACGCCTGCGCCCTGACGATGCACGATACAGGGCTTGCTATTGACCGAAGTTTCCGTCAGCGGGACGTTTTGCCCAGCAGCAACAGAAACAATAGCGGAATTACTATATTCAGCCATTTTTCTTCTCCTCCTTTTTCCAAGTAGTTGCCGCAAAAGGGGGAATGAAGCCGGATGCAAGTACATCTGTATAGCTCGGCTTGAAAAGAGCGTCCGCCTTATGCAGCAGATCGGCATAGTTCGTGAGTTCGAACATGCTCATTTCGGACTTATCCATAGCAGCAAGATGGTCTACAAATTCTTGTTTCAGCTCGTCAATCGTTTTCATGAGTTCAGTCCTTTCTAAAAATACAGCGGCAGGGCTATTGCCCCGCCGCGTTGTTGTTAGTATCGGCACGGGGCCGAACATTTTGTTGACGTCAACAAAACATCGCCAACAAAAAGCTATGCTATGCAGTTGTCAGCAGCCGCAGCCCTGATTGCAGCCGCAGCCGCAACCCCCGTACTGATAAGGTGCAGGAACCTCAAAAGAAGGAACGGGGCGCGGGTTGTAATACGCGAACTGTGCGCTAACATAGTTGCGCATATCAAGCGTCTGAGCAGCCTGAGAGGCCGCGAGGTCAGCAGCAAAAAGACGCTGGTTCTGTTCAGCAATCTTCGCGTCCTTCGCAGCGATCTCCTGCGCGGTTAGACGCTGATCGATGCCGCGGAACCCGCTGTTCATCGCGTCGATGATGTCGCGCGTCGCGTTCTGCACGGTGTTGCGCGTGTCACACGCCTGCGTCGCCATGTCGTAGCGCACCTGCGCGATAGCCGCGCGATTCTCGCAGCAACAATTTGCGGCCTGCATCTGCATGGCGTTGAGCTGCTGCATAAGCGCCGCCTGCTGGTTGCTACGGGAAAGCTCGGCATTGCCGAAGCCGGTGTTGATGGCCTGTGTGGTCGTAGCAAAGCCGCCAGTAATGGCGTTGTTCAACGCGAAGGTGGAATCGCAAATGCCATTCGAAATGCTGTCGAGCTTACGCTCAACGCTCGCAAAGTCAGAGGTCAGAACGTAGCCGTCCATCACACCGCCGCCGTTACCGTTGCCAAATCCGTTGCGACCCCAGCCGAAGAGGAAAAGAACGATAATCCAGATCCAGTTGTCGCCCCACATACCCATACCGCCGCCGTAATTGTTCGCGGGCGCGACCGGCATAGTCATCATGGGAGCACCGTCGGAAAGAGACATATTATCTCTCCTTTCATAAATTTTATTTATCAAATCGCGGCCACGATAAGATCAATGGAATAAATGCTCAAACTGTTTTGCCATAGATTGCAGTTGGTTTAACTCCTGCTGGCTCATCGCACCAGATTGCAGGAGCTTATTGACTTCTTCTTTTGGGTTTCCCTGAAAGCCGCTTTGGAACTGCTGGAATTTCTGCTTGAGCTGCATCAGCTCACCCATCGGCCCCGGCATCTGCCCACCGCCCAGCGCGGACATGAATGGATTATTCATCGTCTTCGTCCTCCTCAACCTTGCGCTTCTTCTTGCCCTTTATTTCGCCCACAAGCGCCGCCAGCGCGTCAAACTCCTTGCGGGTGACAAACTCCACGCCCTTTTCTTGCGGAGCTGTACGGGGCGTTTCTGTGCGCTCTACGAGGTCATAAATCTTGAGTGTCGGCTTGCCACTCGCGTCGGACTGCTTGAGATACACCGTCGGCGCGCTGGAATCCCACAGCGCAACGGCAGAGTTGGGCGCGATCAGATAGCCCCTTGCCTCCTGCTCGCCGTTGACCCATTGCACGCCGCCCTGTGCGATGGGGTTCTGTTGCACTGGCTGCGACATAGGCTGCTGCATGGGCTGCATCATCTGCTGCTGCCGCATCTGCATGAGGTTGTCCGGCATTGGCTGCGGGTAATAGGGGTTGAAATAGGGATATGCCATGTTCATTCCTCCGTTTCTTTGACCCAGTAATAAAGCGGGATTTCGTTCTCGCTGTTCCAACTGTCATAGATAATCCCGTCCTGCACGCACACGACATGCCCAGAGAGGGCGAGAATATACGTCCCGCGCGGGTGCTCGTCTGCAAACTTACCGACCGTGTAGCAGTCGGGGCAGGTGTCCGGTATGATATAGCGCCGGTAGCCTAAAGACCGCAGATACGCGCCCCAACAGGCATTTGCATTGGGCAAGTCGCCGTCTAAGTACCCTCGTATGCACAGCGACAAATAAACTTCGCCCCAGTCTTTCCCGGTCGCCTTGCAGATCGCGCGCACGGTACAGTCGGACACATTACGCCCAGCGGGATTTGGGTTAAAGTAGCTATACATGGAAAAGCTCTGCGAAATAGACGTAAGTGCGCAGCTCGTCAGGATCGGGAAACAGCGTCAAAATGTCCATTGCCATCTGCTCGGTAAATCCCAAAGCTAAAAGTCGGTCGTACATCGCCGCACCTCCTTTTGTTGCCTTTATCATACCGTGGTTCGCGCCCCGCAAATGGTCATCGTTTGGTCATTATTTGGTCAAAAAATATTTTGCAAAAAGCTCAAAAAGCTCTTGACTTTACGCCAATATTGGCGTATACTAAGCACATAAAGCAAGAGGGAAAACCTCGGGAGGAAACAAAAATGAAGTACAACAAGAGTGAGATCATGAAGAGCGCATGGAACCTTTTTAAGATGTCTCAGAAGTGGGCCGATTCCCTCGCTTTCCCCGAGTGCCTCCGCCGCGCTTGGAACGCCGCCAAGAAGTCCATCGAGAACACCAAGAAGCTGATGTCTAACGGCTGCATGAAGGTCATCAACGGTTCTCGCCTCGGCCTCATCCGCACTATCGCCGCTGACTATACGATGGGCTGGATCGTGACCGGCAAGACCTACGCCGCCCGCAAAGAGCTCAAGGCCGCTGGTTTTCGCTGGGATCCGGAATCCCGCAACTGGTTCACAACCGACCGCAAGGTCGCTGAGTATTTCTGCTGATAAGAGAGGAGACCAATCATGACGACTTATTACGTTACCGCAGATCTTGACCGTGCGCCGACGGAGCAAGAGACAAAGGAGATCGGCGTCCCCCGTGCAAAAATCTATCTTGGCCGCGTTAAGGCCATCATCTGTGCCGACAGCATCAAGGACGCTTGCGCGCGCGGGCGCAAATGCATCGAAGGGTGCATCCAAGAGGGACGAACGATCAGCAACGTCGGCTGTATGCCGGTTGCAGACGCTAAAAAGCTGGGGGATGCCGAGATATACAAAGGCTATCCCACAACAACGTGGCTGCTGTATTACCGTCTCAAAAGCGGCATGACACAGGCCGAGTTATCGAAAAGATCCGGCATCTATATCCGGCAGATCCAGAAAGTTGAATCCGGCGAAATCGAGACGGGCAATATGGCTGCAAAAACCCTATTTGCGCTTGCCGACGCTCTCGGCGCCGATGCGAGGGAGCTGCTGTAATGGGCATATATGACCTAACAGGGCAGACTTTTGGGCACTGGACTGTGCTTGAGCCTGCGGAGCCGGACAAATACGGTCGGGCAAAATGGCTCTGTCGCTGCGATTGCGGCAAGGAACGTGTCGTGACTGCCGACAATCTCCGCCGGGGCGTCAGTACGTCATGCGGCCATGCCAGAGGCGAAAATCACCGAAAGGATCTGATCGGGCAACGCTTTGGGCGGTTGACTGTGACGCGTTATGTGCGCTACTCTTCGACCGCGAATAGCTCAATATGGCGGTGCCGTTGCGATTGTGGCAAAGAAACCGATGTGTCGGGAAGGAATCTTATGACTGGACATACCACGTCCTGCGGCTGCGCTATGGCAGAGGCCCAGCAGTCCCCAGACGCTCGTGTCAAGGCGCTGCTGGCATCCCCGCTGACAGGGCCATATGAGACCAATATCCGCGCAAAATGGTATCGAGTATCAAACGGTGCTCACGAGTGGGAGGTCAAAAACTTATCGAAATTTGTCAGAGATCATGTGGAGCTTTTTGGCATTGACCCAGGGGATAAGTATGAGGCCAAGCGTACGGCCAAGATGCTGTATGGCGCGTCATACGATCACTGCCAGTGGCACGGATGGACGGTCATCCAGTTTGACCCAAACGAACACAAAGAGAGCACCGATTAACCTCGGTGCTCTCTTTGTCCGTCTGCTATTTTTTGATATGCTCGCCTGCGGCAGCGGTTGACCGCCTCCGGCGACAGGTGCAGCGCTGCACACACTTGCGCGTAGCTCTTGCGTCGCACGTCGCACTCGATAAGGCATGCCATCTCATCGGGCGGCAGGTCATAGGCTTGGATGTATGCTATAGCTCTGCGCGGGGCCATAGAGGATAGTTGCGCGCGGATTGCTCGGTGCTGCTTGTCCATGCTGTGAGCCGGGGCTTGCAGAGCGCTCACGCGAGGGGAGACATTGCAGATCTCCCGCCCGTTTTCCTTTCCGTGCCCGATTAGGGCACCGTTATTTTGCCGCTCTCTGGATCATCGCCACGGCTTCCTGCCGCGTGATCAGTCTCTGCGGCGCGCTGCCGTCCGTGATGCCCGCAATTTTTGCCGCCGCCCAGTCTTTTGCCGCCCACGAAGAGACGGGCTTGGTGCCGAGCTGCGCCAAATATGCGTCCATCATCTTGTTAAATGTTGCCTGATCCATGTACTCCTCCATTTCCGGCGGGTACTTCCCCGCCAAAATCATGCTCCCTGTGTATCGCATATGGTCGTCCCACTGGAAATGCGGCTTGTCCGGGAATTTCTTCCAGTCGCCGCCCCACGAAAACCCGACCTGTTTTCCGATCTGCCCGCAGCGGGCGAAGAACGACGGATCGTCGTACTCATGCCCCTTGACGTTTTTGCAGATGTCGAACGCAAGCCCAGCCTTGACGCCGTGGAACGTCGGGCGCGTCGCGGTCTTTGCTGCGTAGCCGTTCGCGGCAAGATAGCGCTGGTACTCGTCATCCCTGACCGTCTCCGTCACGAGAACGGGCAAGCCCGCCTCCTTGCAGAGGTCGAGGAAGATGACGCAGTTTGCGCGCACGTCCGCACGCAGGTCGGCAATGTCCCTACTGTGATACATTGTCAATCTCCCTTTGCATCGATGACGTCCTGATTCTTTTGCGACTGCGTGCCAAAGTAGAACGCGATGATCGAACTGTAGATCAGCATAAGCTGCTCGCCCGTGATCTTGTCAACGACAAAGCCATAGATCACCGCGCCGGTGGCGGCGATCGTCACAATGCTCTTCACGCTGCACAGGTTCGCAAATCTCTTTTTCAGCAAATCGTTATTCATAGTGTCGTTTCATCCTTTCTTAAAATCTTAATGCCTGCCACAACGACAAGCTCTGTTGTCCATGCCTTGAACCAGCGTTCCGTCAGTACGTCCGGCGGCGGCACGCCGAGCGCCGTCATGGTGAGCGAGGCGACGGTGTACCACGTCAAACTGAAAATGGCGATGGATATGTACCTGTCCCGCTTTCTCATCCTGCCCCAGTGCTCTTTCAGCTGCTTCATGCCATGCACCACATCCAGAGTGCGCGGATGCCCTTAATGGCCACCGCCGCGCCAAGCAGCAGGGCCGCGCCCACAATGATAGCAACTGCCACCTCTGCAAAATCATCCATCATGCCATGCCTCCCGAAATCAGCCACGCGATAAACGCGCCCGCCAGCGCCGCGAGAGCCTTGTCGACCAGCCCGTCCCACCGTTTCCCCGCCTTGCCCGTGATGGCTTTCACGTCCTCTTTGATCTCCTTGACGTCTCCCTCAACGGTCTCCTGCTTGGTCGCCAGCACCTCGACCGACGTTGCCAGCCTGTCAAGCGCCGTTTGGTGCTCCTGCAGCTCATTGATGCGGTGCGTATTGCTCTTGCATCGGCTTTCGATTAACGCGATCTCTGCGTCATCGTAGTGCTTTGCATTATCCATATCCCGCTCCCTTTCTCCTTACTCTTCGATCTCCACCCCATACCGCTCAAACATTGCGCGGATGGCGGGGTTGCGCAGCAGCTTCTTCTGTTGACCTTGGTTGAGGTCGTTGAAGACCTCCTGTAGTGCAGCCTTTGTCTCTGCCACGCACTCACGTGCCCGCTCCGTGTAGGTTTTGTCCATGCTACTTCTCCTCCCCAAGCAGGATTTTAGCAGCCGTTTCCGTGTCCTCTACCTGCTCTTTCAGCAATTTATTCTCACTTTCTAACGCCTGCATATTTTCTGCCTGCTTTGCACTTTCTGCGCTGCGCTTTTGGATGTAGTCACAAAGTTTCATTTCGCCTCCTCCACGATCGCCACCGGCTCCCCGCACGTCACTCTGCCCTCGCCTTTGGCGTAGATTTTCACGCCAAGCTCCCACAAATCCGTGGTTTTCTGGGCGTTGGGTAGCTCCACCACCTGATCCACGCTGCACGTCACCCACGCGGGGTTAGCATCCTTTGCGTTGTTGCTGATCTGGATGGTCTGCGCCGTCGCGCCGGTGAAACTCACCTGCACCTTCGCCCGATTAGGGCGCTTTGCCGCGCCGCCCAGGAACGCCGTGAAGCTCAATTCTCGGTATGGTTTGCTGGCATCGGGCAGGATGTAGATAGTGTCCGCCGAAGCATCAGATACCAGAGTATTGTTCGCCACCTTGAATACAGGGCGGACTGAAGCATTAGTACTCGCAGAGGTGTATGAAAGCACGCCATTTGAAAGGATAAATTGGAACTGCTCGGCACTCACGGCATTGCGTAGCCACCAGTTTTTCAAGACACCATCTGTATTGAATGCTTTTCGCGCATTGTTATCGTTCGTCTCGCCCGTATGCGCCTTGAGCATCGGCAGGATGCTCTCGCCCTCCACGCCGCCGGTCGTTACCTCGTCCTCGCTGAGCAGATACACTTGCCGCGCGATCTCGGTTACGACGTCGGAGCTGTACGGCTTGATTTTGATGCTTGATGGGATAATGCACGCCCGCATTTTCTCGTCAAAATATGAGAGGTAGCCCGCTGTTTCGTCATTCAGCCACGTATCCATCAAGCTGTCGATGTACGTTGCTTCATTGGTTGCGTTCATCTTGCGCAGCTCGTCCAGCACATTTTCCCGCAACAGCACCACGCCGTCCGCGTCCTTGCGGATAGGCCAGTATGCAACGGTTTGCGTCTTGCCGTTGATGGTCTCGGTGTAGTGGAGGACTTCGGTCAGCTCGATCTCGCTGATTGGTATTGCCATATTTGCCTCCTCACGCCACCACAATCCGCGCGTATTTATCCACCGCGCCCGCCGTTACAATTAAGTCCGCCGAGACGGTAAAATCCGCAATGTACACGTCAACGGACGATAGATCGCCGCCCCCGCTTTTGATGTTGCGCACCGCCTCAGCCATTCCCGCCGGGAAGGTCAGTAGCGCGGTCGTCCCGCCCTTCTCGCGAATAGCGTCCGCGACTGCCGTAATGCTTTCGCCCTGTACCAGATATTCGGCCATCAGAATGTCCCTCCTTCCGCCGCGGGCACGGTTTCCGCTGCCCATTTTCCCCCCCGAACACGGAGAAAAGCCCCCTCTACCGTCGGATTTGGTAACCCAGCCTCCGCCCCTACATATCTGCGCAAAGTGTCACCGGACACCTTTTTTGCCGTCGCATTTTGCTGCACCACAAAGAGATCATCCGCCGTTACAGCTTCCGCCGCAGGCAGATCGTCAATGGTTTGGTCTATGATGGTTTTTTCCATAAAGCCCTCCTTTTTCATAAAATGTTGATTATATGGTACACGTCCACCGCCCCGTAGATCGCGGCGGCGGCGCAGAGCGCATACCGCGCCGCCCGCTCCCGCCGGGTAGAGAGCCACCACAGCAGCCCCCACACGATGATGACCTTGTAGCCCACCATCACCGTGACCTCCCGCATCAGGGGATTAAGCTCCACCGCCCCGCCATGCAGCGCCCAGAGCGTGCACGATAGGTCGATCAGATTGAGCACGTATGCGATGATGCTCATACTATCCCTCCAACAAAAGCACTTCCCCCACGCGCTGCATCTTGCGTCCGCCCACCGTCACCTCCGTGTAATATGGCGGGGAAACCGGACCAGCCAACGAATAAAAGGCATCAATGCGGATCGGGTCCGTCCAGATGGTGCTCGTCACACCGTACACGGCGGACGCGACAATCGATCCGGCGACGCCATGTGACGCTCCTCCGGGGCGAATCGCCGTCAGCACACCATGTCGCCACACCGCCGGAGTCTCGCTGTCAATTTTGAAGTAGAAGTAACTGCCATCGCTTTTGTACTGGCTTTCGGAATCAGTACTGCTATAAATATAGGACGCAGCCGAAAAAATTCCACCAACCGTGACTTCCCCATTTACTGCACTGTTCGCCTTGCCAAAGTAAAGAAATCTCGCAAGCGGCATCCCTGCTGAGGTCATCCACTGAATGATAACGCCATGCGGCGTCCGAACGACGATTGCGCCTTTTACGTACAGTTTTTTGTCGTTCTCCATTATGGTTTCGAACTCAAATTCATATTCGTTTTTAATTGACACGGAATCCGAGATCCCTCTGTAAAATGATGCACCACAGAAGTAGTGAACCCCGTATGTGCGACAGTGGAATGCCACGCCGTAGTCCGTATCCCCGAACCTGTATAGCCACCATGCTGAATTATGGCTTTTTGTATCACTCTTGAACAGTTTCAGCTCCGGAATCTGCGCCGCCACCCAAGACTGAATCCCCGCAAACACGGTGAAGTTATCAACGCCCTTAAACAAATTTTTCACAACTGTTACGCTCATGTCTCCACCTCAAATGTGCCGATTTCAATCACCGGCAAAATATTGCATCCTGTAAACTGCGGGTACGCAGGGAAGTTGTCAACGTAGATGTCGCCCCCGCCTCCGCCTCCGCTGAATCCGTCGCTGCCGGCAGCCCAGCCCTTGAGCGTCCTGCCGACCGAGATCCCGGCAAGAAAGCTGTTTTTATCGTATTTCACGCGCCATCCCTCCTCACCACCGGATCAGCGTCGCGTGCCCGCTGTTGTCCGTGATCCTGATCGGCCGGCGCTGCTGGTCAAAGGTCACCGTGTAGCGGTACGGCGTCTTTTCTCCGTCCACCAGCTCGGCAAAATATCCCTTGTCCCACTCGGAAAAGTCCAGCGCCGTGCTCTTGCGCAGCCCCATCAGATCCAAATACCCCTCGTCCCGCGCGGCGAGGCCGAGCAGCTTGCCCAGGCTCGTCTCATACGTCAGCTCCAGCGAGTTTTGTCGCTTGACGAGGTAGCCGCGCTGCTTGCCGTTGTTGTCGCCCACGCCAAAGACGTCCACAGGGTAGTAGTATTTCCCGTCCGAAGTGAAGGAAATCGCGCGCTTGACCTGCTCCTCGTACTGATAGACCATCACCGGCCAGTTTGACCGCTTGGTGGTCGTGAAAATGCGCTCGCCGTTTGCGTAGGGGTAGCCGTCCGCGCCGATCGACGCGCCCGCGGGGTCTGCCTCCCAGTAGATCAGCTCCCCGTTAGGGTTGCGAGCCTGCTCTGTCGTGCTTTTAGCGATGCCCGCGACAAACTCAAGGCTCTGTCCCTCCACGCGGATGAAATTGTCGTCGGTTGTGTCTTTAGCAAGATACTTGACCACACGCCGCGAGGTCGAAAGCCGGTTGACGCTCAAGTCCGCGATCTCGCCGAAAGCTGCGTAAAGCGCGTCCGCCGAAAGCTGCCCGGAGACGTCCACGTTTCCGTCGAGCTTGATGTAGCCCGTGTAGTTGTTTGGCCCGACTTTGAGCGTGATCGTCGCGGTCGTCTGGCCATCCGGGCTGGACGCTGACGTGACGGATAGCCTGATCCCATCGACCGTTTGATTGATGTCCGATACCCGCCCGTCGATGCCCTCCACCTTGAGGTTGATCTCCTCGCTGGTCTTGGTGATAGTCGAGCGTGTTTCGGCAATCTTGCGGTTGAATTCCTGCGTGATGTACCCCTCGGAAGGGTATTCATCTTCCATCTCTGCTTCTCCGGGGGAAGAAATACCCGCGTATCCGCGCCCATCATCAGAGAGCTTAGACAGCGGCGAATAAATGCCACCAACTGTCACGCCATCGCCCAACTCTGCCGCTGGATCGATGTTTGCCGCGCCTGCTTCGTATGCCTGATACTGGTAGCCTTTCATGGTTTGCAGTAAAGCATTTACCATTGGCTGCGTGGCGTGTGGGCAACTTGCAATGACCTCCATTCCGGTATCATCGCCCGCCGTCAGGCTGTTCTCATCGTCCACAAGCAGCGTCACGCGAGAGATAGGCTTGTACTTGCCCTTGTCGGAAAAACTTGTAACATCTCTGCCGACATAATACTTTTCAGACAAGGATTCTCACCCCTCCAAATGTGATAGCGTTGCCCGCTTCTGTAATGAGATAGTTTGTCTCGGTAGGCATGGACAACAGCGGAATAAGCAACAGTTTCCCCGCATCGGTGATAATCCAGTTCCCGCCGTGCGCCGCTGCGATAAAACATAGCTCATTGCGGATGGTGTAATCATTTGCGGGATAGTCGATGGTATACGAGCTGTTGAGCGCTGTGCGGCTGTCCAACTCCACGCCCATCAACTGGCAAAAGATGTTTACAGCGTCAGGCATAGCCATCGGGAAGTTAAGCGACTGGTCCGGTGCCCATACAACGTCAGCTTTCCTCATAGCGTCGTATGCTTCGAGTTCCCAGTAATCACCATCGCAGGAACGGCGGTTGGTAAAAAACACGCCTTTTGGGATCCAGTCTGTCGCCTGACTGCCATTAACAAGCCTGAGATACCGCTTGATCGTAGCGGCGCGCGGTACGTTGTCCACATACAGTGCCAGTTTTAATGTTGCGCAGCAGGCGTTCCCGATGCCAAATTCTTCAAACAACTGCGATTCGACGGAATGCGACACTTCCGCGTCTTTGCCATATTCCGTGCCCGCAACGTCAAATTTGTACTCTCGTTCTGTGCCAGGTTTGTGGAGCAGCTCACGCCACAGCGAACTTGTTGTCTGCCCCATATCACACCTCGATCAAATTAAACGTTGCACCGCCCCACACCTCATTGTCGTCCGCCGCTTCTTCAAGCGTGCATTCCATCGACGAGCAGTAAAACGTGCTGGTTCTGACGCCATGCAGATCGAGATACTTGGCCGTGAACGTTGTCTCATTAAGGTCATCATCGAGCTTTGCCAGTTTATCGCGAGGCATAGAGCGCGTTGTATAGTTCAGCTTCCGCTTGCTGGTAATCTTGTCACGGCGCATTTTCCCGTCTTTTGTGCGGGTGGTCTTATCGCTGTCGAGGTCGTTGCGGCTCCACCCATAACCCTTTGTGGCGATAAAATCGGAGTAGTCCGTGCCGTTGATAATAAGGACTTCCATGTTACCCCTCCTTAGTACAGCAGCACGGGCTTACCCGCCGCGCGCGTCATGTTGTTGATGTTCTTAACGGTGCTGCGTGCGATTTCCTTACCGTCAAGCTGGATAACGACCGTAGTCGCACCGCCGCCCGATTCCGCCATAGCCTGCTTAAATGCTTCGACCATCGTTGCAAGCGGCGTTTCGATGTTCGTCCCGCTCTTCTGGTCGCCCAGCACGGCGAGAAATTCTTTGTTAGGGGGAATGACTGCGCCGGTCGCCAAACGTGGCAAACTAATACTGGACATTTGCCCAATATGAGGTGACCAGCCCTTCCCGCCAACTCCCGGAACCCAGCTAGGAACTTTGAGGCTAATAGAATTTATTTTCGTGATAAGCCAATTCAGCCCTCGGATAATATTGTTGATAAAACTTTCAACAATAATTAGAACGCCGTTGACGATTCCTTTTGCCACTTTTTTTACCCCATCGAGAGCCATCTTGAGGTCCCCAGTAAATACGCCTTTAATAAACTGAATGATTCCACCGAGAATGTTCTCTTTTAGGTTTTTTGCAAACTCTTCTAAGTTCCCGGTTAGCTTCATCATCGCTACAAGAATGGAGGCAATCCCTGCGATTGCCAGTGGGATGACACTACCGGTCAGAAAGAAGAACCCCAGCCCCGTTGCCACAATGCCAGCAATCAATAACAGCGTATTTTGGAGATTTGCGCCGTTGTCGCAAATATCCTTGAACGCCGTGATAATCATTGCCGCGCCTGCGATAACAAGACCAATTCCAGCACCTACCTTGCCAAACGCGATTGCAAGTCCACCGGCAAGCGCCGCTGTGCCTGCGAGCATTTCAAGTAGATTCTTCCAGTTGACGCCGTTATTCCATGCGTCGGATAAGCCGTCCCACAGAAGAATCAATCCGCCAACAGCAATGAGGATTCCACCGAGCTTTTGCAGAATAGTGCCAAGCACCCCCGGCAAGCTGCTGCTGATTTTCCACAGCGCTAAGCCTGCCGCAATGAGCATGACTGCATCGGCGATTTTTTTTAAGCGGTCGCTGATGTCGTCCATGTAGCTAAAGTCCGGAGTGATTGCGTCAGCGGATGCGCCACCGCCCGCATCGTTTGCGGTATCGGTGGAAATCTGGTTGATCTCATCAAACGCCGCAAGCTGGCTTGCCGCTTTCTTCGCGGCACTGCCCGTTCCCTTTAATGCGCTGGTCTCTTTGTTTAGCGCCTTTGCCGAGTTAGCAGTTGCCTTGACGCTCTTGCCAGAGATAAGCGCCACAAGACGCGTGATTTGCGAGACTACTGCCGTAATAACTTTTACAAGCAGTGTAAAGGCGGGGACAATTACGCTTACAAGAGGCTGTGCCAGCGTCAAAAGCGCTCCTTTAAGCTGCGCAACGGATTCTCTTGCATCGGAGTTTACCATTACGACGTTCTTTACCCAGTCGCGCACCTTTGATAGTGCCTGAGTAATGACCGTAAACACAAGCGCACTGCGGACAACAGATTTTACGCGCTGCCCAAACACTTTCATGGAATCTGCCGCCGCTTCGGTTGCATTGCGCAGCCCTGCGCCTTTGGCTCTGCCCTCGATCTGCTGTGTTAACTCGACTGCCTGTGTTTTTGCGTCGGAAATCTTATCGCCGGTTTTATTGAGCTTTTCGTTGAGCTTATCAATGCTATTTGCAGTTTTGTTAAATTCGCTTTGCAGCATTCGCACGCGCTCGGCCTGCTCGGACACGTCGATTTTTTCATACGTGCCTTTCGGTGCTGTACGCATATCTGCAAGCTCCTGTTTTGCCGCATCCAGCTCTGCGCCGATGCTGCGCAGCCGGTCTTCCATCGGCGTTTTCTGGTCGCCGAGACGGTTGAACTCCTTTTGTAAGGATTCGATATTGCTTTTTACTTTGTTCAACTCTTGATGGAGTTTTTTGTCGCTAATAGTCGCTTCAAATACGACTTCGCCGTCAGCCATAATATCACCTTCTTGCTTTTTGGTTTTTTGCGTGATATCATCCAAGCAGCCATAAATAATGGCAAGGAGGAATGAAAAATGGATAAGATGACTACTTGCAAGGTATGCGGGGCATCTATCGCAAAATCCGCTACCACTTGCCCGCAGTGTGGAGCAAAGCAGAAAAAGCGCCACCCAGTATTGGGGATTATCATTGCTATTTTCGGCATTTGCATGATTGCCGCCGCATTAAACGACATGGGCGATGATCCTGCCGCAGAGAAACAAACGTTTGGCGTTGGAGAAACTGCCGAGCTAAACGGAATCAGTGTAAAGTTTGATTCCTGCACTGAAAGCAATGGATCGCAGTTCAACACCCCTGATGACGGCGATGTGTTTTTGCTTTGTGAATTCTCCATTGATAACAAGTCGGATAAAGATATTGCCGTTAGCTCTATCGCATCGTTCAACGCCTATGTTGATGACTACTCGACAAACCTGAGCATTTCGGCCACCATCGCAACCGATAAAACCCAGTTAGACGGAGCCGTTGCTGCCGGTAAGAAAATGACCGGTGTTGTCGGATACGAAGTCCCCAAAGACTGGGAAGAAATTGAAATCCGCTTTACTCCCGACTTTTGGTCTGGAAACGAAATTACATTCATTGCAAACAAGTAACCATTTTCGCCCGATGCTATTTTGCGTCGGGCGTTTTTTTGCCCAACCACGCATTGATGGTATTGTTCTCTTCCTCTGTCAGTGTCCTCTTTAAGTCAATAATGCGCCGGTTTTCTCGGTAAAACTCACGGTCGGCTTTGTCAAGCGTTTTCCCTTTGGCCTTTAGACTTCGGATGCGGACGATGTTCGCAAACAGGCAATCTCCCAGCTCGTAGTACGCCGAAATGAAAGACCACCAGTGAAAATAAGGCATTGCGCGTACCTCTTGTCCCACAACGCGGTTGATGGGAGCCACAATGTATTGAAAGTCTTGCTCCCAGTCCATCAACTTAGGCCGTTTGCGATTATCGCCCTCATCACCGCAGTCGAGAAACCACGTCATCTGTTTTACGGCTTCTGGAATGTGCTCATCTGGCATTTGCAAAAAATCGGGATAGAAAATATCCAGAGCAGCCAGAACCTTTTGCCCGTTGTCCAGATCGACCGCAGAAAAGACCGAAAGCACGTCAAGCGCCGCGCGATAGTCCGAGCGAATTTCATAGTCAACGCCGCAAACGCTCAGTGACGTCGGAAGATCGTACATCATTTGCGGTATTTTTGCGTGTACTTGCGGATTTTCTCATCGGCAAGCGCCTGTTCACGCTTCACCGCTTCGTCAAACTGCTCGATAATGGCAGTCATAAAGTTCTGCCATACCGGTGCGCCGTTGGCTGCGGAATAAGCGTTGACACTGCCGAAAAGAGTGTCGGCAATATCCTGCCCAAACAGGTCATTGATGATGCCGCGCATTTCCTTGTCGAGAGAATCGACCATGTCGAAAAGCTCATCATCGGGAATATCTTTTTCGAGCGTCTTTGCACGGGCCTCCTGTTTCTTGCGCAGATCATCAAAGGTTTTATATGCTTTCTTTGCAAAGTTAACATCCGCAGGGTTAAAGTGCACCGTTACAACGCCGTTCACTCCGCGAATGGTATATTCTTTTACGCCAGAATCAAAACTGAGTTCCATATGTTCCTCCAAAATGAGGGCTGACAGATGCCAGCCCTCTATGAGTTGTTAATCTGCGGTAAACGTAACAGTGTCGCCATCAATAGCGGCAGTGCCAATCGTGCGCGTACCGCCGAAAGTCACAGAAATATCCATGTCGACAGCGCCACCGCCTTCGCCACCCACGCGCGTGGGGATCACCGTACAGGACGAATAGCGTTCTGCAAATGCTGCCGTTTTTTCCGTGCCAGCATAGGCATGAACAACAAGCATATCCTGATTCGCCAGAGCCGCCGGGTTTTGCTCTTTGACGGCCAAATTCCAAAGCTTACTGATAGCCTTGCTGCCAGAATCAAGCCGAGACGTATCAAAGTCTTCAGTAATGATAGGCTTTCTCACCGTCGTTCTCGTCACACCTCGAATATCCTTCGAAGAATCTTTCTGCCAGTCGTATTCCATACTGGAATCAGTAACGCCGTCGCCCAACGGAGACCACTCCGGAGTGCCAGAAGATGACGCAACATTCAGAAATGCGACTAAACTTTCTCTGTCAGGGGCCTGCCCCGCTGGAGTGTTAAATGTCGTATCAGCCATTTTTAATCACCTCGTAGTTCATTTTCATAAGGATTTGATGATCCTCGTCGCCGTTTTCATACACGGCAAAAAGCGATGATCGCGTTGTCGGCTCAATGCGAATGACGCGGCGGCCGTCGCCAATGTCAGGCGGCGTTTCGCTTGCTGCCCAATCGCCCAAGGCGTTAAGCAGCTCGTCGGCTTTGAGCCGTTTATCATTGCTATTCCCCGGTTTCATGCGGTAGATGGCCTTGAATTGGTATTCAGCCTGATATCCACCGAGAATGTATTTTTGTACGATGTACGCCGCCTGAATCGTAGACAGCGCCATCGTCGCAGTATCGGCGGGAAGAAATTCGAACCGAATCAAATCAACCGGCTTGTCAGGGAATGTGTTTAACCACGCAAGCAGCTTTCGGGACACTTGATCTTCTTCCGCTGCCGATACCGTCTTTTTAATCTGTTCCGTACTTCTTCACCGCCTTTTCTGCCACGCGCAACCACTTGTCAAGATTTTGTGCCTTAGATGCTTCAAACCAATGCGCCTGCGCCTGCGGATGCATCGCCTTGTTAAATACCAAGTTGCGATCTGTAACCACTTTTGTTCCGCCCTTCGGGGCGTATGTGCTGCCGGTGTTTGGGTCGACCATTACTTTCCCGTAATACAAAACCCGAGCATCCGGGCCGGGGTAAACGATAACGTTTCCGCCAGATGGTCCATAGTCCCCAGCGGTATATCCCTCAATTCGCGTCCTGTTCGCCAAACTACCGGTTAACGCAGGAACAAACGGGTCTGTATCCGCCCGTATTTGCTGAGCAAGAACATGTTCGGCCTTGCTGCAACCTTGCGACAGCTTTTCCCTGCCCGCGTCCATTCCATCGGTATACACGGAAAACTTGATGCCCATTACGCACCCCCAACGGAAAAATGCTGCATATCGGGGCTACCGTAGTCCATAGCGTCAACCTTGGTCACGTTGTAGCAATCATCATGGCTCAGCACGACGGTCATGTCGTCCGATACAAATTCGCCCTTCACAAAGCACGTCATGCCACCGTTTCCCTTGTATGAGAGCGTCCACAATCCAGACTTATCCGCCGCCTTAAAAAACGATTGCGGCCCAATATAGGTTTTCGGCTTACCTGTTACCCCGTCCACCGCTTCCACGGCGAACGGGATATACAGATTTACAGCGTCCGCACTTTCAAGGCCGCTTTCGCGCACGTTCACGCCCTTCGACGCTTGCAGCATCACGCCGCGCATGATTGTGGTATAGACCTTTTCGACCTCATCAAGCGTTGTCGGGTCGATCTCCTGCACGACGTTGTAAATCGTTACAGTGTGGGGAGCGTACATCTACAACCACCTCCGCGATACAGCAGCCCGGTATGGGCAAGGTATTCCATGCACGTTTCCGCAAGCAGTTTCTTCGCACCGTCCGTCGCACTGAGCGCGGACAGGGCTGATTCCCCGCCCGTTGCAAGTGTTCTGGAATAGCTGCCTACCGTTTCGCTTTTGACTTCCGCGTCATTTGCCGCAGCGCTGGCAAGGTTCTTCATAGCAAGCGCCTGCGCTGCTTCGATGACTGCATACTTGTCAACCAGCGCACAGCAGCACATCTTCACCGCATCCAAATCAGCGTTGTCTTGCGCTCTGTTGCGCGTGTAGTAGTCGAGGAAGGAGCTGGCGCGGGCAACAAGACGCGGGAAATCTTCCTCACTCACAGCGCCCATGTAAGTGCCGGAGTAGTATTCAAAGTCTGCGTATGTCATACGGGTCAGCTCCTTTCAGATCAAGAAACGGTAACAGTGGCAGTGCCGGTCTTGGTGCCGTCCTGCTTGGACTTGGCCGTGACGGTGATACTGGTCTTAGTCTCAGCGGAGTCGATAGTCAGCAAGCCGTCTTCGCTGATCTTGGACTTCGTGCCATTCTGGCTCCACTCGACCTCGCCGTTGATAATGCCCTCGCCGGTAACAGCAGCCGTAAACGACTTGCTGTCGCCCTTTGCCATCGTCGCGGTAGCGGGCGAGACGGTAACAGCAGAGATGTCGCCGCCCTTGCCGTAAACGGAGAAGGGGAAGGGGTCAGCCTTGTCCACGTTGTAAGCATTGACGGGGTTCGCGATCTCCCAGCCGAGACGCATGACCGCACGGAGAGCGACCATATCGTTCTGCATGAGGTTGTAGGTAATAGCCTTGGTGCTGGGATCCTGAATGACGCCCTCAGTGAAAATCTTGAACGTCATGTCCTGACGGATGGCGTAGACGAGCTGGCTCCAGTCACCGACGATCATCTGCGCCTGCGCAGGATCAAACGCGCCGTTCATGGGGAAGTACATATCCATGCCGTCAAGGCCATAGCGGGTAGCGCCCTGCATATCGGTCTTGAAAATGGGCTGGCCGGTGGTGTCCTTCAGGCCGCGCAGCTTACCGCGCATCTGGATAGCGGACATCACGCCGTTGGGGTTGAAGCCGTCCAGCTCCACCTTGGAGATCAAACCGTTCTCGCCCATGATGTCGCTGAAAATGTCGGAGCTGATGGGCACACCGTTGCCAGCAGCGACAGCAGCAGGAACAACGCCAGTGCGCCAAGTGCTGGGCTTGTTGGTGCCGAACAGGATAGCCGCATCAATGACCTTGCCGAAAGCCTCGGTCAGACGGGGCTTGACCTCACCCCAAATGTCATAGTCCGCATCATCGAGAGCAGCCTCGGGAATGGGGACGATGACAGCGATCTCCTCGGCGTACAGCTTTTTCTTGTCCCACGCCATCTTGGTGGTCTGCTTGAACGCCTCACCAGCGCCGCTGTCGGTGGCCTCGCCGTTCACGAAGTATGCAGAGGGAAGTGCGTCAAGCACGTTGATGGTCTGCGTCTTGCTGGACATATTTGCCAGACGTCGACCCATGCGCAGGACAGCGGATTCCGCGATAGCGCCCTGCATGATCTCGCGGGTTACGGGTTCCGGGATAAGGCCGGAAAGTGCGGAACGATCAATACTTGCCATGTTGTAATCTCCTTTTCGTTACTTGAGTGCGCCGCGGATCAGATTGTTCATCGCGGCATTGGTATCTGTTTTCTTTTCGCCGCCGCCAACAGCGGCGGACCAGTCGATTTTTACGCCGTCTTGGAACGCGGACGGATCGGCGCTGACTTGCGCCTTGTGCCATTCGTCAAACCCATCAAGCGCACCGTCCTTGATTTCAAGGTGCTCTGCTTTCAGGTCTGCCAAATATGCCTTTTCAGCAGCCTTAGAGCTGAATTTCACGCCCTTTTCGGAAAGCGTTTTGCGGATAACATCTGCGTAGTCATAATCGGCAATCTTGGACTTGTAGCCCTCGATCTCCTTTCTGAGCGCTTCCGTTTCCGCGCTGCCATTTGCCGCAAACTGCTTGTTCTTCTCCACTTCCGCGTCCAGCTTGCTCTGGACAGTCGAAAGCGCCTTTGTGATTCGCCTGTCAAACTCCGCCTTGTAGGTGGGGTCAGCCAGTATTTCATCAAAAGTCATAATTTCGTCTGCCATTTTTTATTCTCCTTTATTTCCACTGCGTTTTTTTGCCACAGCGTTTTTCTGCATTTGTGTTTTAAGCCTGGTTTGCAAACTCTTTTTCACAGAAACAGCATTGAATTTTGATTCCCATTTTCGCTGCAATGTAATCCCATTCTCGCTTTTCATTTTCTGACCTCCTCAACTTCAACCATATAAATAGTGCTCCCATCAGCTGGGTTCTCTTCTTCGCGGAAGCCGACTACTTGGAAAGAAGAGTTGCCGCTATATAAAACTTCCTGCTCATCTGGGTATCTGGAAAAATCTCGAATTGATATTGCGTTTCTTGCCCCACTTGTAGTGTCAACCAGAACAGCGCTTGTGCCATTTGAAGATTCTAAATGCTGTCCGGACGCAAATTCGACTGCAACCGAAGCGTCCGAACTCCAAGAACTGGGCAGCCCTGTTTCGATCACGTCTCCCTCTTTGAGACTTTCCAAAAAATCCGAATCAACATTAATCCCACGATAAAGCTCGCCATCGTTCCAGTGGACGGACTTTGCTTCTTCTATGGCTTTGTTGATGTTTTGCACTTCTTCTTTTGTTTCAAGCGACCACGTATAATCATCTGTGTAGTACCTAATTGACTGGATTAGCTTTTCAGCCTCGTCATCTGGTAGATCTTCAAGCGCCTCATACAAATCACCCTCGTCAATGTGCCCCGCGCCACCAGTTTCCTCGCGGTTAAACTTCCCGCTTTCCCGCATCGCGTCCGTTAGGCTCTGTCCGTCTCGAATGAAAACACGCCGCCCACTGATTGTGCGCCAAACTCCATTTTCATCTGCCATATTTAGCCCTCCTAAAACAAAAGAGCCGAACAACCCGCAAAATCCGCGTACCGTTCGGCTCCTATTGCCCTTTCCCGCGCCCAATTACGCGGAAGTTGTTATTTACTTATCGTTGATGTGCGGCATTACCGCCGCAAGAATAAACTCTTTTACGCTTACGCCTCGCCGTTCTGCGGCATCGCGTATCTTTTTGCCGGTTTCTTTATCCACCCTCACCGTTAAGGAGTCCTGTTTCCGGTTGTACTTCGTGCTTGCTCTTATCTGCGCCTCTGTTGCCATGCTGCAAACCTCCTTTTGCAACATAGTATCACACTCTCTGTAATAAGTCAACTTATACATTTTTAACAATTCAACCCCCAATTTATTGTGGAATATCCCATCTTGAAATATAAGTAAACTTATAGTATCCTATACTCACAAGGAACAAATGTGACAGGCGAAAGCCGGAAAGGAATTTGACATGACCGCCGTTGAAGTAAAAGCTTATGAAATTGGCATCAAGGAGGCGCACGAGCAAAGGGAAATTGTTCCCGCTTGCAAAAGTAACGCGATGTACGCTCTCATGGAAGAAGTGGAAAACGGACTTTTGCCACTTATTAAGGCTTATGATGCAGGAGTTGCTTACGAGATCAATCGTCAAACGAAACTTGGGTTTTAACTTAAATGGACATTCAAGACAGTAAAGATAACGATTTCCCCGCCCCTTAACCGGGGCGGTTTCTTTTATGTTTGAGTGCTGTATTTGATTGTCTTTTTGACCTCTAAGACGATATACCCATCGCCTTTTCTACGTATCTCTGCATCGTTGCCGCGCTTTAGGATTGCTTGCACGGTTTTGATGGCTTCGTCAAAGTTCAATACAGCACCTTTGTCCTTTCCCATTGCAGCGGCAACCCCGCCGCTTTACTAAAAGCCTTATATTTGGCGTTCAGTCTTGCCAGTTTTGCTTTTGCGGCATAA